CTTGGCCTCGATGCGCTGGGCAACCTGGGGGATGTTGTGCTGGATGCCGGCCATCTCAGCGGCTTTCGTTGAACAGATTCAGCAGCTCGCGGTGCAGAGCTGCGGGGGTGCTGTTGCGGGGCGTGCCGCTCAGGCCGTCGCGCATGCTCACTGGTTTGTTCGCTTGATGCAGGGCCAGTTCACGCATGGCTTCCACCTGCGCACGCAGCAGCAGCAGCCCCCGGTCAGCAGGGGCCACGGTGGTGTTGGCAGCGTCGGCGTCGATGCCGTGCAGCGCCAGGTACCAGAACTTGAAGGTGGAGCCCCAGGCCGAGATCTGCGTGGCCGTTGGCGCCGGGCTGAACACCAGGTGCCGGGCGTCCAGATCCCGCTGGGCGCTCACGCGCGGCACGGCGCCGGGGTAGCCAGGCTCCCAGGGCTTCGGGCTGCAGCGCCCGGTGTTCCAGTCGTGGGTCTTGAAAATCCCAAAGTCCGGGTAGGCCGCCAGCGAGTAGCTGGCCAGGTCTGCCACCAGGGAGACCTGGCCCAGCCGGGTGACGGGCCGTTTGAACAGCATGTCGGGCAGGGCCTGCTGCAGGAATCGCTTGGGTGCAGCGTCATCGGTCGAGTCAAAGACATCGGCCGTGTCGTGCAGCGACTCCTTCAGGTCAGCGACCAGATCCACCTCGGACATCGTTCCCGGCATGGCGGCCTCAGTCGGTGGTGCGGGCGGCCTGCTCGGCTGCGATGGCGCTCAGCACGTCGGCACGGGGCTGCTCGGCAGCGCCTTCCAGCGCAGCCATGCGGTCCAGCACGTCGTCTTCCTGGTCGGCCAGGCCGGCGATCAGCTCCTCGTCGGGCTTGGCCAGCTCGGCCGTGGCCATGCGGTCCAGCTCGGCGGCCTGCATGGCGGCGTCGGCGCGCTGCACCTTCTCGGCGGCAATGGCTTCCAGCAGGCTCTTGCGGGGCTTCTTGGCTTCGCCTTCCAGCGTTTCCATGCGCTCCAGCGCCTCCTGGGTCAGGGCGGCCAGGCCGTCGATCACCTCTTTGGCGGGCTTGGCCAGCTCGGCCGTCACCAGCTCGTCCAGGTTGGGCGCGGCGGGCGCTTGCTCGACCGGTTTGTCCTGCAGCTCGGCAGGCAGCAGGCCCTCGTCGATGTCCCGGCCTTCGCCGGGGGGGATCATCTTGCCGCCCACGTAGATGGTGTCGGGGCCGTTGTTCGTGATGTGCTTGGTACCCATGAAGGTCTCCGGTTGGCCCTTGGCCTGTGCGCCCGCCCCGGCGGCGTGCCGAGGCGGGGGTCAGCTTGCGGGCCGGGGTTTATGGGGCTCAGGCGCGTGCCACGCGGCCCGTGGCGCTGTAGGCGATCACGCTGGTGAGCGAGTTCTTCAGCTGCGTCGGGGTGTGGCTCACGATGTACTGGGTGCCGAAGGCCTCCATCTCGTCGATAAACAGACCGTTGCTGTCGCGGGCCTGCTCCATCGGGTTCATGGCGAAGGCCTTCACCATGCGGAAGCGGCTGTTGCCGCGCTCGCCAACCACGATGCGGTTGTCGTTGAGCAGCAGGCCGGGTGCCGTGGGGTTGAAGGTGGGCATGCCCTTGGTGAAGCCCACGCTGCCGTCGGCCGCCAGGCCGGTGGCCGTGCGCGCGCCGCTGGCCGTGAAGCTCTTGGCCTGGGTCAGCGCGTTGTCCATGGCGCCGCTCATCAGCACCATGTTGGCGGTGCGGTAGCGGTCGTTCTCGATCACGGCCTTGCGCCCGCCGATGGCTGTCAGCAGCAGGTCGTACTTCACGTCCACCGCGGTGCTGCCCAGGTCGGTGTCGAACTTCACCACGTTGGTGGAGTAGCTGTAGGTCACCGTCAGCGGCCAGGCAGCGGTCGGGGTGACCGCCACGCCGGCTTCGGTGACGAACCGCAGCTCGCCCAGGTTCCAGTCCATGATGTAGTAGGTGCCCGCGGCCAGCGCGCTGCCGTCGGCCGGCAGCACGTACTCGTTGCGAACCACCGAGTTCAGGGTGACCACCACCGGGTTGAGCGTGGAGCCCACCTGGGCGCCTTTGAGGTCGTACACCACACGCGGCTTGACCACCGGGAACTGGCTGGTCACGAACACCTTGTTGGTGCCGTTCACAGAGGCGGTCAGCGTGTCGTTGCCGGCGGCCACGCCGGATTCGTCGGCAGAGCGCACCAGCTCGTTCATGTTGATGGCTTCGGTGTCCTCACCCACGATGCGGATGATGTTGCGCACGTTTTCGGCCACCGGGTCGAAGTTGATCGGGCTGGACGCCATGAGCAGCTTCATCTCGTTGGACAGGCGGAAGGCCAGCTTCTGCGGCAGAGGGCGGGATTCTTCGCTGGTCTGGATCACACCGGCGCGGCGAACACCCTGGCCCTCATAGCGGCGCAGTGCGCTGACCCCGGCACCGGTGGTGTCGCGGTAGCTGTACGGGATGGTGATGACGTTGGCGAAGTCTGCGGTGCCCACGTCCATGAACTGCAGGCTCACCAGGTTGTACAGGGCTTCGCGCAGAACCGTGCGCTCGGCGATCACCGGCACGCTCACGTCGCTGATCAGGCCGGTACCGGCCGCCAGAGCTTTGTGCTCTTCGGCCAGGCGGTGGCCGTTGGCCGCGTCGAACTGGGCCAGGGCCTTCTCGGCAAAGGCCTTGTTGCCGGCCAGCAGCTTGCCGCCGGTCTTGGCGTAGCGCTGGTGCTCGGGCAGGTCCTCGAAGCCCAGGCGCTTGTCGATCGTGGCCTGCAGGCTCTTGATCTGGTTGCCGCTCTCAACCGTGATCTGGATTTTGCCGGCGGCAGGGTTGTAGCCCAGACCGGCCAGCTTCTGCGCGGCGCTCAGCGCCTTGGCCTGGGCAATGGCCAGGCTGGCCAGGTGCTTGACCTGTTCGTCCGTGGTGACAGCAGTGATCATGGGGGCGAAGTCGTCGCTGAACTTCTTCACGCCCTCGGGGGTGAGCGACTTGTCGCCCTCGGCGATGGTGTCGCTCAGCAGCTTGACCTTGGCGCTCAGCGCGGTGGTGGCTGCGGCAGCGGCGGTGGCACGCTCGGCCAGCACGCGGTTGACCTCGGCGGCCACATCGGGGGCGGCGCCGGGCGCGGACAGGGTGATGTTCACCGGGCCGGTGTTGCCGCCGAGCTTCTTCACCTGCTCCATGGCCGAGGTGGCCAGCGTCTTGACGCCTTCCACGGCAGCCAGAGACTTGGCGTCGTCATCCTTGACGGCGGCCAGCTGCAGGGTGAGCAGATCAGTGAAGGGTTTGCCCGTCACATCGGTGAAGCCCAGGGTGACCAGGAAGGCAGACAGCAGTTTGAGGTATTTTTCCATGGTGGAATGCTCCGAGAGTTCTTTGAGAAGTTGGGAAGAGATCGCCACGCGCACATCGGGTGCGTGGTCGGAGTCTTCGAGGCTCAGCGTCACCGGATCAAGGTTCTTGATCACGGGCCGTGTGGTCAGGCCAGCGCCCAGCAGCACACATCCGTGCGCCATCTGTTTCTCGTTGTCCTTCCACTGCTCGTGGTACTCCGCGCTCAGGTAGGCAAAGCCGCGCGTTTTCACAGCGTCCATGCCAAAGGGGGTCCACTCCACCAGGCCACGCAGCCGCGTGCCCTCGATCTGCAGCTTCAGGAACTTGCCCGCAGCGCCATCGCTGGGCCGGTGGGCCACGTCCAGGAACACTTCTTGTCCCAGCACGCGGTTGTTGAAGTTGCTCACCATCTGTTCCAGATGGGTGGGGGTGATCTTGAATTCGCCGTAGCGGGGGTCGGAGAAATCACCTGTCCGGGTGATGGTGACCCACGATTGCTTGGCGCCGTCGGCCAGCTCGATCGCCTGCGAGATGAAACGCACCACACCGGGTGTGTCTCCTTCTGCAAGGCTGATGTGTCGGCCAACGGCAGCATGCGTGGCCAGACCGGCCAACGCAGCAAGAGCAATGATCGAACGCTTCATGATGCACCTCAGCGGACCATCCGCGTGCATGCATGATTTCGTTTTCGGTCGGCCAAAAAAAGGTTAGGCCGTGGCCGTTGTCGGCAAGTTGCTACGTCATCCACTGCTTCAGCTTTTTCTCGATGGCGTGCTCGGCCAGAGCGGGCAGCGTGCCGTCCGGGTAGATCAGCTGCAGGCCCTTGAGTCGCTCCACCGTCTTGCGCGCCAGCACCATCTCGTCGTCGGCCAGCATGGCGATGGCGTCATAGTCCACGTTCACGCACTCCCACAGCGCTGCCCAGGTGTCGTCGCGCGGATAGTCGCTCACGCGGCCCACCAGCACCTGCTTCCATATCACGCTGTAGCGCAGCAGGGCGTGGTCGGTGATCAGCAGCGTCACGTTCAGGTCTTTGGGCTCGCCCTTGAAGCGCCAGAGCAGCACGTCGAATTCGGTCATGTTTCCACCTGTAGCTTGCCCTGGCGTTCCAGGCGCGCGCGCACGGCCCGCATGGGGCTGCGGATCATGCCCTTGGTCATCAGCCCCTGGTCGAAATACTCGGCCTTGGTCTGGCCCAGGGCGCCGGCGCGCACATCTGGCGCCAGGCGGGCCAGGGCCTGCAGCTCGGTTTCCTTGCCGGCGCGGTCAGCGTCCGTCACCTCCTCGAGGAAAACCATCTCCACGAAGCTCAGCGTGTTGGGGTGCGCCGGCCAGGGGGTCTGCTCTCGGGTGGGGTACACGCCGGGGCCCAGGCCATGCAGGTTCTGGGTGGCCAGCAGGTCGCAGATGTCCGGTGCGGGGTGCCGCGGGCTGAGCAGGTAGCGCCAGCCGGCAAAGCCGGGCGTTTTCTCGCCGCCGGCCATGAAGGCTTCGCCGTGGGCGCGGTTGATCTCGGTGCGCATCACCCGGTCGGCCTTCCAGATCTCGCCGCCCTCGTTGGTCAGCAGATCGGCCGCGCGCAGCAGCTGGCCCGCCTTGGCCCCGGCAATGCGCGCCGCAATGTCCGCGGGGATGGGCTTGCCGCTGTAAATCAGGTCCGCCGCGGCCTTGGACGCACTCCAGCCCTGCACCACGGCCTGGCCGATGGCCCTGGCCAGCACTTCCTTGGCCCCCTGGTCCAGCCGCCACAGCCGGCCTGACAGCGCCAGCCCGTCCGCCGCCGTGAACTCGAGCACGAAGCGCACCGCCTCCTGCTGTACCCGCTGGGCTGCGCCGCTCTCCAGCACGGCCTGGCTGCCGCCCACAGCGCCCACGCCCTGGGCGGTGTAGGGCCGCACGCCCAGGGTGGCCGCCTGCTCGATCTGGCTGGCCAGCAGCTCGTCGCGTTGGCGGCCCAGGCCGGCCACGATGTCTTCCACCTGGCGCAGCAGCTCGCGCAGCTGGTGCTGGGGCACGGTGTCGCTGGCGTCCACCCGGCTCAGGATGGCCGCGCGCACCTGGTCGGCCGCACCCTGGTACATCTCCACCAGCGCAGCCACGCTGGCCGCGTCCAGCTCGCGCATGGCGTTGCGGGCCTGCTGGCTGGCGCGCTTGATGGCGGCGGCGGTTTTCATGGGCTCACGTCGACAGCCACCACCGGGTGCCCATCGCCATACACCCACAGGGCGACGAACTCGCCCCGGTTCAAGGCGGCAAGATCCTCGGGCGACGGCTTCCAGAACGAGACCATGGCCGGCTGGCCTTCCACCAGGGTGCGGGTGACGGGCAGGGCTCCGCAGGGCAGCTCCTTCTGGTCCCAGCCCTTGGGCGCGCCCAGGACGAAGTTATTGCTCGGGTGCTGGATGTACCGCATGTCAGCGCCCCCGTCCGCCATTGCTACCCGGCTGGCTCACAGCCGTGGAGCTCTCGCCCTTGGGCGCGTTGCCCGGCGTCACGCTCACTTTCTGGTTGATGGCAGCGGGTGCCGTGCCGCCGGGGCCGATCTTCAAGGGGTTGGGGTAGGGGTCGTTGCGCTTGGCCTGGTCGGTCTTCATGGCGCGGATCTGGATGGGGTCCAGGCCCATTTCCGAGTACACGAAATCGTCCGGCAGGGCCAGCGCCTGGTACTTCAGCGCCAGGTCGGCCACCTGGTTGGCGGTCTCGGTGCGGCGCTGGGCAAAGCGCAGGTAGAAGGCGTCCGGCTCCGGGTCTTCGCCCTGCAGCATGAGGTGGATGCGGAAGGCATAGGCGTAGGTGCCGGCATGGGCATCCTGCAGGCCGTCGATCTCGTCGTAATAGTCGCGCTTCAGGTCATCCAGGATGTCGCGCGCCAGGCCGTTGGTATAACCGAACAGCACCTTGGGCGCCGGGGCGCCGGCAAAGAAGGTGTCCAGCAGGTGCACCACGTCCTCGATGTCGGCCAGGTTGGCGTCTCCCTGCACGGCATTCACGCTGCCCTTGCGGTTCAGGTAGAAGTCCGTGGTGATCTGGCCTTTCTCGCCCTCGGTGGTCTTGCGGTAGTTCTCCAGCGCTGCATCGTCTGCCCCCTCCAGCACGTGCGCCAGGCGCAGCGGCGCGCGGGTGCGTCGGCGGATCACCAGGTCTTCCTCGGTCATGATCAGCTTGCGCCAGGTGGTAGCGCAGGCGTCCATCAGGGGGCGGCCCATGCTGCCCAGGTCGTCCCAGTTGTCGGGGTCCAGGCGACCCACCGCCATCTGCCAGGCGGCGAAGTTGGCCAGCGCGGTACCGGTGAGCACGTCGCGCTGCTCCCAGGCGTTGGTCGGGCTCTTGAATCGGCCGTTCAGGTCCGTCAGGGGTACCAGGGTGTCGCTGGGCATGCGCACGCCGGCGGCCAGCCGCAGATCCTGGTCGGTCACCAGCTGCAGCATCAGGTTGCCTTCCATCACCAGGCCCCGGGCATCGCTCTTGAGCTTCTCGGCGTTGTCCAGCTGCAGCCGGCCCATGAACTGGTTCCAGTGGCGCAGCAGCACCTGACTGTCGGTCTGCATGACCAGGCCGCCGCGGATGATGTCGCGCGCCGTGCGGGCGTGAATGCGCTTGACCCGCCCATCCTGCTGGTCCATCTGGCGCATGAGCTGCACCATGGCGCGTCGTTCGTGGTCCACCCACATCTGGCGGTACAGCCGCTCCATGGCCACGTCGGCCGCCACCCGGCCGCCGCGCTCGTTGGGCATGCGGCCGGTGGACGGGTAGCGCTTGGCCCACATATCGGCCAGTTTGTTGCCGGCGCCCACGGCCAGGTGCTTGAGGTAGTTCATTTTTTTATCCCTTCACCAAAACGGTGGCCTTCTGGATATGCACCAGGCCGTCGCTGTCGACGGCCTTGGCCTTAAGCTGGTAGGTGACGTTGTTCAGCATGCCCTTGATGCGTTGCTTCACGTCGGTGCCGGCGATCACGGCCGCGCCTTGCACCATGGTTGCGCCATCGGGGTCCGTGCCGCGCAGAGTGGCGCTGGTGACCGTGGCCGTGGCAATGGTGGCCCCTCCCAGCTCCGTGGCGAATGGGAATGTGACCACCTTGATTTCTTCCGGGTCGATGGGTCCGAATTCCATGTGTTTCCCCCTTGCGGCCGCTCAGGCCGTCCACTTTCGATAAACAGGTGTGCCGGTCCATGGGCGGCTGGGGCGATACCCGGTCCATTCCCGCAGCTCTTCGTCACCGTCCAGGCGCCGGTTTTTTGCCTTGGAGATCCAGGGGCGTTTCTCCGGCTTCAGCTTGATGCCCTCAATGCCGGAGATCCCCGCGAAGGCGCTCAGCTCGGCCGTGCCGCTGGCCACCGCCTGGCCGTTGGCCATGAGCAGCACGGGCGCGGTCAGCGACGCATGGCCGCTGGCCTGGGCCAGCGCTGCGGCCGCCAGGGGAATGCTCAGCGCCAGCGCTGCACCGCCACCGGCCTGCGCCAGGGCCTGCGCCCCCAGCGGCACCTGCAGCCACAGCGTGGCAGTACCGCCGGCCTG